CCACAATATCAGTCGCGGTTGTGCCTGTTGACCACACTCGCGTTACTTCCATGCTGATATACCCATCGGTTGCAGGCCAAACAAAGGTGTCGCCCAAGATCGTGGTAATCTTTACCGTCCCGTAACCTCCTACCCATAGCGATCTTGCAGGCCTAGGAAGGTCGGTGTCGTCGGCAGGTGTTACGAGGAAGCCGCCTGCCCCTGCGGATATCGAGCCATTCGGTTGCATGTCTTCTCCTTATACTGCTGGCAATTTGTCCAACAGACCGTTTAATGCCGTGTCTTCTCCGGTAGGGGTTTGCCCTAAATCCTTCGCCGCTTTTGCCGCCTGTGACGCCTGCTCCATCATCATTTGTTGAGCCTGCGCTTGCTTGCGTTGCTGCCGCATCTCTGCCGCTTCGTCGTCGCTCCGTAGCATCTTCGGGTCAGCCCCAGCAAGGTCGGCGTATTCTTCCAGCATGGCATCAAAATTAACGCGGTCGAGAACTTCCGGATTGAAATTCGCAAGGTTCCCGGCAAACATGGCCGTCCTCTCTATCGCTTGCGTTCCGACTGCTTTCTGCGCCTGGGCGAGCAAAGACGTGTATTCAACCTTGATTTCCTGCCCCTGTATCTCCCTCGGAGGCTCCGGCAGGCGGCCGTTACGCATTAAAATATCGAACACGCGGTCTACCAGAGGTGAAAGGAACTCGCTGTTCTGCCGCTCTAGGACAGGCCCGAGAATGGCGAGCTTTTCTTCATGCCTTCGCGCCACCTCCGTGGCTGTCATGTTTTTGTCTTCGAGGATCATCAGGAACAGATCGTTGAAAAATCCCTGCCTTATCCTGTTTTCTACCTCGCGTATTTCGGAAGCGACCGCGCCAATGTCCGGCGTAATCTGCACGGTCGACCGTATAATTTCGTTTTCCTTGGCGTTGACATAGTTCTGCGCATTTGGGAGCAGCGACAGCCTGCCTTTAAAGCTCGATGGTATGTTCATCGGTGGGTTGACAACCTTGTCAATCGACGCGAGCTTGTCACGCTCCAACTTCTGCAGCATCTTTATATCGCCCAACATCTCCATGCCGGGGCAATTAGAGCCGTAAGCGTCTTCTCCCACCACCTCCCAACGCGGGAACATGGCAGGCTGGGTATTGAACCCGCTCTCTTTTAGAAACGAGTCCTCCGGAGCCCCGTCCTCCCAATAGACCGAGGCCCAAGGCATGTTGTCAGACCCGGCTTTGTTGGGGTCGTAGTCCTTGCGCGGAAAGACGGCGTTAATTACTCGCACCTGCGCGTCTGGATTCTTTTCTGCAAGGTTGCGCGTATGCGGAGAGCAGTTGTTAAGCCCGAACTGTTCCGCTACCGTCCTTGCGGTCATCCAGTACCACCTGAAGCCCGTGTCAACACTCCCTGCATGGTCTGTGGCCAGCGTGTAGCTGCCGACCGTCCAAGGTACACAGCGGATCATCTTCTTAGGATCTTCGTAGACGGCAAAAGGTCCGGTGCCGAACACTACCTGCTCTAAAAACGGCGTATGCACGGCACTGTAGAAGTTTGACCGCGTAAACACCCCGTACATCACCTGCTGAACATCGTGGAGCCACAACTTGGCGGGCTCCCAATCGTTCATATCCTCGTCCCACAGGCTCAGCTTCAGCCACGGGAGTGAGTGCGGTACCAATCCACCTTTGAGACCTGAAACGGCAATCGATACGGCGCGTGAGGCGGTACCGTTAATGATTTTGCTGTGCTTGTACTTGTCGCCCTTGCCTGCCTGCGTGTGCTTATCGACAAACCGCCCATGGCGCGGCAGGATGAAGTCTGCAAGGTCTTTCCAGTGCGAATGCCAATCGGCGTCATCGCTGTCGCGTTTGAGCTTGTACCGCCGCTTAAGCCGGCGTAGTTTCTCGCTTGTAATCATCCGGCCTCCAACGCCTTCGAATTGCGCTTGCGTCGCGTGTATTCCATTTCCGTGGCCATTCTGCTGCGTGCGTTGCCTGTCGCCTGTTTGTAAACCTCATCGGCCGTCTCGCGGTCTCCGGTTGCAGGCACATGGGTTTTCAGACCGTCAAGCGCCGCCTTTTTTTGCTGCCCCTTGCTCTCTTTATATGGCTTCAGTGTGCCATCCGAGAGGTCAACAAACAGCTTCTTGGACCCCCACAGAGGAAAAGGTGTTTTGTTGGACGGCGTCTCTTCCGAGGTCTGTGCAGGGGTCTCCTTGCGGTTCTTGCCGTAAAGCTGCGTGCTGCCCATACCGAGAGCGGCGGTCTTCGCTTCATACGCCTGAGACAACGCCAGTGCTTTGCGCTTCGCTTTCTTCTCTTCCAATTCAGGATCGGATTGTTCCGGTGTGTCTGGCGATCCGCCCATGGTTCCTCCTATAGGTTTTCGAACGGGTCGTATGCTTCCTGCCCCCTGTTTAACTCATCGTAAAAACCGCCCCTTACGTCAGGGTCCGGGAATTCCGCGCCTAGATCCGGGTCAACTATGCGTGCGATGTTGTCGAGCATGTCATCATGGATGCAGACCGGGAAACATATGTATTCCTCGTCGACGAAGAGCTTTACATAGTCAGCCATCTTCCCATCGTGCAACATAAACGGCAGGTGGTGCGGCATCCAAAACCGCCCGGTCTCAAATATGGGAATCAGTTTGCGGATACGGTCAAACTTCGACATCGGCCCACCAAGCGGCGTGATGTCAAAATGGTATGTCTCCTGATGCTGCTTATCCTCAATATGCTCGATGTCCGAGTCCTTGCCGTATTTCTCGTAGCCAACAGCCAGCGGGCGATACTTTTTGTGAAACTCGAACAGCTTCTTAGTTCGCTCCGTCAAATTAAGGCGGTCGCGTATGCCGTCAATGAGATAATAATTCCTGTCCGGGCCAAGCCCAATCACCACCATTGAGGTGTAGTCGGAGCCTTTCTTTTTTTCTCCTGCTGGGTCTACCAAAATGTAGCGGTTAAATAGGTCGCTATCGATTGACGGATAGAACCGCAACCACTCTAGCTGGAACCCTTGTGCTTCGTCGGCTGTTGGATTTTGCAGCATCTGACACCCGAAAACATACGGCCCCATGTCCCGCCTCTTGTCACTCAAGGCATCTGCAGACAAAAAAACCGGCTTGCCGTCTGGCTTGCCGGTATCTGTTGCCGGATAGATGCGTGGTGTTACCGCCTCGCGCTCCATCATTGTTCTGTATGTGTCGTTAAAGTGGTACCGCGTACCTATATGCCGCCGCCTGCCTCCGTGCGCCCCAAGGTTTAGCGACACCGCCCACCGCTCTGTGACCTTAGCGATCATTTCGGGAGTTGTTACAGACTCCAGGGTGACAACATCGTCATAGACTAGTAAATTAAAATGCTTCGACGTCGGCTGCCCGTCCACAAGCCCCCACGCCTCTACTGTGGCCTCTTTTGGATTGCCTTTACGTTTGACGATAATGCCGCTATCTAGAGACCATTTTGGGGCCTCGCGACGTGGGTTGTCCCACAACACATCAGGGTAGACCTCCTTGAGCAGGGTGTTATGCTCAAACTCCTGCATGATCTGCGCTAAAAACGCTTTAGCGATAGGACGTGTGCAGGAAAATATCCCGGCGGTAACCTCCTGGCTCCAGTGAAACGAGTCCGCGCTGTGTGAGTCGAGAACGTCTTGTATCGTCCGCCCGAACGTTATCAGCGTCGATTTATAATGCTCTCGCGCCCACAGATCTAAATAGCCGTCCGGTCTCTGCTGCACCTCACTGCACCGGTCAAACAACCAGTCACGATCGATGTCCCGACGATGAAGCAACCTTGTCAGCAGGAAAAACAAATCACGCCGCCCGAGCTCATTCATCGTCTTGACGATGCAGCCGTCCTTTTCCGCATCATGAAGGATGTCAGCATAAAATTCATTCGCTTGTTTTCTGCTCGTAAATTTCATGCATTTTCTCCGCCACAGCGGGGGATACCGAGTGATTAACATCTACAGCCCCGGCCACCTCGTGTTTCTCGGTATACAGCCCCGATGCTTTACCTCTGTTGACCTCTGCCGCGATGGCCGCTTGCCATTTCTGATCAGATTCGGCCAGGTCACGCAGGCGCTTTAAATCGTTTAGATGCTGCTCAAGGGTGACTTGCGCCTTCTCGGCAGCGGGGGCCTGCAGCTCTTTGACCCTTGAGGCAATCTTGGGGTTATCCATTAACTCCTTGGCCGTGCGATTGATACTCGCCGCTGACATTTTCCCAGCACTGTACGCCTGCCGGTAGGCCTCACTGGCGTTACCTGTCTCTATATAGACAAGACAAAATTTTTCCTGTTTCGGCGTCAGTGCCATAACTCAATTCTTTCTTGCCTTCCGCGCCATCTTGTTCCCGCACTCGCCGCCGCGACACATGCACCGCCGCCCCTTATCCATAAACCGTCCCGCTGTGCAGTAGGCGCGGCAGTAAGCTGGATCAATGTCGGATTGATTCAAAATATTTTTCACTTTTTTTATTTTTCTTGTTGACATGCCGAGCGGTGTGCGGTATAGTTTAATCACAGTGAGGGACAAACTAACTAACAGGAGGACATTATGACAATCCGCGAAGTTATCGAGACCAGAACTGACGTGTCAAATCTCGCCAACGATGAAATTATTGAAATGGCCTATGGCATTAAATATTTTTGTCCGCTTTCGGCTGGTATGAGCAGGGACGATGCCATCTGGTGGAATGACGTGCAGCAGTCATTTGTCAATCGACTCGACGCCATAACATCAGCCCCGACACAGCCAACGAGGAAACCAGTTGAGAGCGTCAAATGCTCCTGCGGGCATACGGTGCCTAAAAATTTGGTTATGTCCACCAGCCTCGGGACCTCGTGCCAGGACTGCTACGACAAAATGAGCGTATAATTACACACCAACAGAGGAGGAAAGTATGAATATCGAGTTTATCGAAAAAGAACAAATCTGGCAAGAAGAGCAAACCCGGTATTGGTTTTTAGTAGACGGCGAAGAATTTTGCCTTGCCGACACAAACGGAGAAACTCAATTGCTCGACAGCGCCGGGTGCCCCATTGAGGACTGCAATGACCACAATAGGGTTAAAGCCGCCCTGATTCCCGAATACAAAAAAAGGACCATGGATTAATGACAAATTACGAATTTAAACAGGCCCAACTCCGGTTGGGCCTCACCAACCAGCAATTAGCCGACACTCTCAAGGTCTCCCTCCGTGCCGTCGAAATGTGGCGGCAGGGGGCAAGGCCGATTTCGGGGCCGGTAGAAGTCGCCATTAATCTTATGCTCAAATGCCTTCGAAGCTGATTGGCCTACCCATTGCCCCGCTAGTCGGGGCTTTTCCATATCGTGGCATCTCCAACCCGCGCCCATAGGTGACGGCTATTTGAGTTTCAATCCGTGCACCCCAGGTATCGCGCCAAACCCGCCATATCGGCCAAGGTGACGGCTATTTTTAAAATGGTTTTCCACCACTATGCCTCTCAATTTCAAAATCGATATACCGGCGCGCCTTTTTCAGATCCTCGATAGCGGCACCTTTTTTCCCAGCCCTCAGCACATACTTGACCACGTTGCCGAGGCAAAAATTTAACTCCCGCGTGATTTGAATAGCCTCGACCGGCTCCCCGCATTTGCACCTGACTCCGGTATCCGTGTAGTGTGCTGGGTGGTTAACCATGTCGGCCAACTCGCCTTGCTTGTCGTGCGCCACTGTTGGCTGTCTTGATACGCAACCCTCATTACTGCACTGCAAAAAATTCCCGCTCCTCTCCAGTTCACTGCCGCAATAGCCACAACAAACAGCATCCATCACTCCACCTCCCCGTAAATATCCCCGCCTCTGCACTCGCTCTGCGGCAACTCGCCACTCGCGATGAGGCACGCCTGCGGACATTTATGCCGGTCTTGGCATCCCCGGCAGCATGCGCCGTCTTTTCCCCTTATTTCGCAGCGGCAGCGTGTTTTCATTTAATCCTCAAAATGTGACAGGCCTTGTTCGTGCATCTTCTGCGCTCTCCCTCCACCGTGGCGTTGTCCGTCCCGCGCTCGCATACCCATTGCGTAATAGCCGGACAGCCGATCGGGATTTCAC